TACCTTTACATTATTAAATAGGAAGTCTTCAATGAACTTCTTTAAACCTTCGTCCGTAGACTCAACCATAACTACCCTATTTGTCGTCTCATCAGGAGTACAAGAGTCATCTGCAATAATTTCCATAGCAGAACCAATAACAGAATCCCTTGACATTTCTTCATTTTCTAAGAAAATCTCATTTAATGAATAGTCACCACGAATCCCATCAATAATCTGACCTAATGTATTATTATCATCTGTGCCTAATAGTTGTTGTAAATTACTAGGAGATAAGCTAACACCATCATTAATGCTCTTTGAATGAATACTTTCAATATTACCGTCAAAAAAAGTATTGCCCCTATTATCTTCAACAATCTTAACTTCCCTAATGATATCAGTATCAATACCCTCTTTAACAGTATTTACACCATCTATAATATCACTAGAAGTATTAGTATCCTTATTTCCCCTTCTATTTACAAATAAGTCATACCATGCCATACATACTCCTTATCTATAGAAACCACCATTAATCTCTATTTCGTCAATCATATCATCTATTTGTTTGTCAATCATCTCTTCTACAGAAAGTTTATTAGGTGCATCTATACCAACATATGAACCTATATTATTAGCCATCAAGAAGTCATTAAATGTCCCTTTATTACCCTCTGCATCTGATACAGAACTTTGTAACGCATTCTGAATAGCACCACACAAACTATCAGCTACGTCCTTAGAACCTACCCTAGTTCCTGTAACACCATCATTACCCTTACCTTCATACTCTACAAAGCCATCATCTGTAACAACCTTAGGATGGTCTACTTTACGTCGAATCCTATCATGTAATAGGTTTAATAACTCATATCGAAGAATAGGATAATCATATAGTTTTATACGTTTTTCATACATTATCTCTACTAAATCAAGATAAGGTTTATCAGTTCTATCAACAGACAAATAACCTACATTAAATCCCATCTCCTCAAGAATCTGTCTTGATTCCTCAGAGTTGAAAATATCGTATGTTAACTTACCTATCTTCATACCTACAACATTTACAAGATAAATAACGAAATTACGTATCTTATATATAGCTATCTTCTTAGGCGGTTTAGGTGGATTGATACGTAGCATGAAATCAACACCAAATACAGGCTTTTTAACTCCATCCTCTTCTACAATACTATCTACATATACACAAGATATACCAGTACTATCCGTCCTAAACGATTGGTCAATATGAAGATACCTAGGTCTTTCAGGATACTTTAACCTAAAATCATCCCTAAGATAATCTTTAACATTAATATCATCGCCTGTAGAAATAACTATTTCTTTAGAAACAAATGGATGATGACGATTCTCATCTATACAATCTTGTAACACCATAGGTGAACTAAATAGTTTACCCTGTGAACCAGTAGAAACACCACCAATATCTTGTAAAGACCTTAACAAATTAGCCTCAAAACCAGCCCTCAAATCCACAGGAACTTTTAAGAACTTAGACTGCATATGAGGTGGTAACTCTTCTATTACTTTATTAATAGAATCATAATCCTCTAACCCATCAATATATTTATGCTTAGACATACCCTCAGAAACTCTATAGTTATTCACATCATCCGTAGAATTAACTATATTAGCCTCTAAGTAATTAGAACCTTTAAACACATAGAAGAACTTCTTACTAAAATTTTTTGGTTTTACATCCCATTGAGCAGGAGCGGCAACGATTGTATGTGGGTCATTTCTAGATAACCTAATCTGACGTTCAGTAGCTGAGTTTTCATACGTAGCAGATGATACCAAAATATTTAATGAATGATTGACACCACCATCTACGATAAAACGTGAATTTGACCTATTTACAATGTTAGCATATAAGTCAGTTGCTTTTTCACTGTCTTTAGACGGGCCATTACCACCTATAAAGTTAGCTTCGTCAAGCATTGAACATATTACACTCATACCAATACTATCACTAGCACTTGAACCATAAGCATAAGATATCCCCTCAGGGAATACTAATAAAGAATTAAGCCTAGGATTCCTTTGGAAATTTTCATTGAAATAAGGAGAATTATCAATTAATGCCCTATATTCACCAAAACCAGTACGTTCTGCTTGTTTCTGATTGACTGAGAAGTACAAGAACATAATATTTGTTTTAGACATCAAATTAAACATAGCATTGATATTTCTAAAACAAGATAACTCATACATCTTACGCATCATGATTAATTCTGCTATAGTATTATGAGATATAACACCATCGAAACAATAAGAATGGTCAGTATCTATAGTTAAATCATATGTATGTTCTTCATAAGGTTCGCTTATAGAAACAACAGTATCAAAGAAAATATCATCTGTACACACTCTTTTTAAATAGTCAGACTGCTCAATCCAATCTTTATAATGTGAATGAAATTTCTTTAACTGAGTTAAAGACATATTATCTTGACTTCTAAATGATGTAAAACTAGAATGTTCTTTATGTATCACTAAATGATTTTTAGAATCTAACTCTCGTAACACCTTAACAACATCAGGAACATTCATTCTATTATTTCTATCGCACTTACCACTGATGATATTTTCATAATACTCTTTTAGTCGTACTTGTTTAAATGGCTCTAAGAAACCTATATTCTCATAATATCTTATATAAGATTCATTATTAACGATAAGAAGTCTATAATAAGTATTATCCTCATAACCCTTAGCTTTTCTAGTTGTTATATTATAATTAATACCATACATAGACAAAAGACTTGCCAAATCACATATGACTGATTTTGACTTTAATGTTATCTCTATCTTACCCTTTTTATCAACTGAACCATCTGCATCCATTAAGCCACGAATAAACGCAGAAATAACTTCTTTATTACACTCAAAAATGAACTTAGGTATACCTTTAGTCTCTGCTGAGTACCCAAATCCACTCTCAACAAGCTTAGTTGTATAATCAGAATTATATCCCCTAATAACAGAATATTTTCCTTCAACGCTCTTCATATCTCGTGAAGATGACACCTTAAACCTAAATCCCTTAGATTCATATACTGAGTTAATAATATGTCTTATCTCAACCAAAGAATCTTTTAACCCAACAGATAGACCATAATATGAGTTTTTACCCTTCTCAATCCATCCATCACCTAAAAGATATCCGATAAAATAAGCCTCACTGATATCAAAATCCCTACCACCAAAAGGAGATTCCTTACGTGATAATACTATATTATCATTAGGTAAAATGTCTTTAGTTTTAACCCACTCTATTTTACCATCTCTAACAATTCTATATTTATGATTCTTAGTGCTACGTAAAACCCTACCACTAAATAGTGTAATGTCATATATATTATCAATTCCATTATCATAAACATCTATGCAGTCCTTAAAACCACTTTCAGCTAAAACCTTAAAGCGTCTGCCCTTATTATGATACAAGTCATATAGTTCTTTAATCTCTAAAAGACCTATAGAGGTAGGAATCTTTGTATTTTCGCACAGGCACGATTTTCCGACACCTATGCTATTGTGTACAAATACACCAGAAGACAATGCAAAATTGTGATATGTATCTACTTCTAAATCATAAACATCCACACAAGAATCTATTATCTCAACAGAATCTACTATTCCAACAGTAACATTATACTCATTACTTTTTAAAGACATTAACAACAAATCACTGTTTAAGTCTTTTGCCTCAACATAAGAACCATTTCTTAACATAAACCTATGGTCAGGAGTACATCTAATCTCCTCACCATTATCTAATTTTACAATAGCAATTCTAGTTGATACCTTAGTCTTATGAACAGAATGAGCCAATCCAGGTACTACAACACCATCTGACGTACAAGAATAAACCCAAAACTTACCATCATATCCATATTCATCTAATAACTCTAAGAAAGATAATTCCCTACCATCAAATAGACTAACCCTAGTATCACCAGTAAAACATCCACTTAATATGACGGAATTAATCTTTTCATCATCTTTTCTAGTATCTCTGAAGATATCCACAATAAAGTCTTTCCAATAAGGATATATACTCTTTTGGTCAGAACCTACATAGTAATCAGAATTTATCCAATCCTCAATCCTAACTATATCCCTAATCTGCTCAACTCTACCACTATCTTCCCTACGATGCATCTCCTCTTGTAGAAGTTTAACAAAGTAATCTTTTTCCCTATCAGTCATGGCAGTATAAGAACTAGAATCGCCTAATAAATCTTCTAATCTAGCACTACCCATATATTAACCCTTTGACTTTGTAATCGCATATAAAATTTCTTTTAGTTTATCACTAGGAACAGATGCCAATAACAAAGCTAACTTATCAATATCTGTAGAACCATCATTATATTTCCTTCGTTGCTCTTCTAAAGCTATCGCTGTACGTTGATTAATTCTAGATAATTCAGCATACATTGTAAAAGCCATTCGTACACGACTCTCTAACTCATCAGGAGGAAGATTCATCGCTGCCGACTCACTAAATAAAATTTCATTAGAAACATTTAAGAATTTTTGTAACTGTGACATCAACGTAAAATTAGTTAATGTATTATGAGTTAACCCATATTTAAACTTTACATCTGTCGCACTTACATAGCGATTTAAGTCATCTGATGGTGCTAAATCTTTACCATCAATCCAATTTTCTAAATCTTGATTTACATCACCACTACCACTAATTGTAGTATGACTCTTTTCCTCAGCATCTAATACGTCCATTGCTGAAGTCATTGAATTTAAAACAGACCCTTTATCGGAACTATTATTTACGCTACTATCTTCTGTACTCTCTTGTTGATTATCTTTAGTATCTGTAACCTCTTCATCCTTATCACATTGTGATAAAATAGAGATTAAATCATTATTATCAATAGGAGATTCCATATCTTAACAAACTACCTACTCTTTATTATCTGAAACTTCTTCTGTATTATCCTCAGAATTATCATTTACTATATTAATATCATTAACACCTTCTATATCTTCTGAATCTGTATTATTAGTACTCTTCTTCAAAGAAAAAGGTTCAATGTTATTTACAAAATTTACAAGTGCATCACCATCTAAAGTATCTTTTGTGCCTAGGGCATTAGCAACTGACAATACAATACGTTTGGTCGCTAACTCTGTTTTCTTATAAATATTCCCAGCATTAACTATAGATGCACTAGAAAAATTCCATCTCTTAACATAAGAATAAATCTTTACATTAATAATGCCACGCTCTAAAGCCTTATTACTAGGAATATTGAAATTCGTACCACTACAAATATCAATAAACTTTAGATAATCATCACCTAACATATATTTAACAAACTCTAATACAGGATTGCCAATAGAAACACCCAAGTATTCAGCATATAAATCTTTCTCTTCATCACTCATAGTAATTGTAGAAATAGAACCATAAGAACTCATACTACACCATCCTTAAATAATGAACTCAACTCTCGTTGTCGCATTTCCCAAAATAATAAACCTACTACACGATTTACCATATCTTCATTACACTTTAACGTACCATCTTTCTTATGAGTAATATACCCATCAAAAGTAAACCCATATGATTTTAATTTAGAAATAACTTTATCTTCTAAGACATCTCCAAAGCATTTGAACTTCATACAAATTAAATGCACTAAACTATAATCAACAGTTGCTACCTCATCTTCAAAATAGTAATCTAAACTGCCACCATCATCAAAAGTCGTGTCAAAATCAACAGTATCAAACTTATTCTTATGATATAAAAAATTATGCATATCATTCCGCATACCAGTATACAAGAATGTACATAAATTCCCTTTTTCACTTCTAAAATTATCACTATGAATCATTCTCACAGCTTTTAGTACACCAATAGAAACTAAATCTTCCTTATCTTCCCTACTGGCATAGAAATGCTTTCTAACAATAATCTCTGCTAAAGTTATTAGTTTAGTAGAAAGCACCTCTTCATTTAACAAATCGTCTTCATAAAGTTGTAAAGCCATACCATTAATACCCCAAAATCTAAATATAGACTGTTAAATAGAAAATGTCACTACTATACTCTATTATAGCACAAAAGTGCAGATATTAAAATTAAATACCTACACTTTTCAATATTATTTATATGTAATTATTACTACTTGCTAATAATAGAATCAATGAAACCATACTTAGCATCTAACTCAGCCTTTAAGACTTCCAATGGGTCAAGATTATCTTGCAAAATCATATCGATATTATTCTTAGAGAAACCACTCATAAGTACTAACCCATTAGCATTCTTTTGTAAAGGAATGGTATTATTATATTCACTCACATTCCAAAAGACCATCTTAGGTAATGAGTACCCATGAGCCTTGAATTTATTAGCAATACCTTCAAACAATGTAATATCTTCTGAATCTGCCCTCATAGCACCATTGAATTGCATATCAGATACAACAAGAACTGTGCTAGGCAACTCTTCTTGTTTAAGATTATTCTTAACAGCTGTATCTAAGATTAAATTGAATACACTCTCAACATTTGTTGTAGTGTAATCATTGTACTCACCTAATTTTTCTAACTTAGAAAATAATGTATCACAATCACTCAAGTCAACAATTTCAGGGCGACTGCTAAATGTAATAAACTTATTCTTGAAAGCTTCTGATTTATTATGTTGTGCTGTGTATACAGTTAAAGAATCCGCAATATCCAATACAGTCACATTAGTACCAAACGCACTACACATCATAGAACCACTGCCATCACGTACAACTAAGATATCATTATAAGATTTAGGAACATCTTGTGCATTCCACAATGCCTCTAGAGTATCATCTACCCCTTCTTTGTAACCATAACGATGTGCTTCATACTTATTCACGATATCATACAAGAACATTTTATTAGCATTAATCTTAGTATCACCTTTAGACAATGATTCTAAATATTCTGTATGTCTTTCACCATCATGCTTTAAGAATGCATTACGATATATTAAGTTAGCCTTAGAAGTTACATGAGGATAATCAATCTCACTCCATGCATTATTAGACATTTTGCATTCAACAACGTCAATGTTTTTACGTAAAGCAGTTAAAATTTTACGATAATCTTTAGTAGAAATCTTTAATGCTTTTCTCAAACGAGTCGCAAGTTTACGAGTCTTTCTAGAAGAAGTGTTTTCAGATGGCATCCACTTAGCCAAAAGAGATACACTCTCACCATTTCTATGATACACTACGTCTTGACCTAATTGTGTTTTTAAATAAGCAAGAATAAACTTCTTAGAATCATCATTTGTTGTTTTATCCCATACAAAGATAAGGTCATCAAATCTACCTAATTTCTCAAGTTTACCAGTATTAAGTAAAGAGAAAATTAAGTCAGGGATATTATTGGCAATCTGTAACAAGATTAAACGATAAGAAGAACGCTCACCCATACCTTGATTAATATCACGTAGATACATTAACCACTTCAAAGTGTAATTAACACTTTCATGAGAAGATTTTTTAAACAAAGAATAGATAACATCTAATTCTCGTAAATCCCCTGTTGATAAATAATTAATAGCACTTTTACGTAACTTAGGTACTGAGTTGTTTAAATCAACCAATGCACTACCAGAAGTCTTATAAGAAATTGCACCATTAGTTGTAGTTGTTTTTTCATTCTTCGCTAGTAATGTCATGAAATCCATAATAAATCTCCTTTTTATTAATGAACGTAACTTGGTAAAATTAATTCTACCTCTAATAATCTATCTGTAATAAGTTTAGAATATTTTTCATAAAGACTTTGAGATTCTTTAAGAAATTTTCGTAAACCCTTATCACCATTATAAGCATCTTCTAAGACAGTTAGTTGAAAGGAATAATACCCTAATAACTTATTATACATTTCATTATAGGTTAAACCCTCAATAATGAAACCCTCAGGAAGTCTTAACACACTTTCAAAATCTTTCTTATAGATACATGTGCTTATACCATCTAAAGCATCTTCAAATCCTACTTTAGTATTCTCCATCAAATCATCTAAAGAATACTCCACTTCTTCTACATCTACTTCAGACATAACAAAAAACACCTCTTGTACTCAACTACACCACTAATGTCATTATATGCTAAGATTATCCAATGAATAAAAATGACTTTTATATACTAGACGCAAGTCATTAAAATCCTTGTGATAAAATTGTGATGTAGCCACATTGAGTACAAGAGGTGAATTCTTTTATACGATATACGAATATACCATATACATTATTTCTTCTCTTTAACCATAGATTTTTAATAGCTGTATGCGTCTACTTTAATTTAAAAGGAGATTAAATTATGAACAAGACTCATTTGATTATTAAAATTAGCCCTTATAACATCAAATTATTGCTGTTTGAGCCTTACAATTTACATCTCTATTTATATAAAGTTATCACTATATTTTTCACAAGACTCAATTCTTTATTCCTCAAAGCATAAAAAGATAACTATTGCTGTATGAGCCTTAAAAATATAATATTAATAATAATCAACAAGTACTTCTAGACTCACTTTGTATCTTGTTTCCTGGAAAGATTAAAAGTATTATTGCTGTCTGAGCCTATATACTATTGATTATTTAATTTAAAAATGATAGGTTAGATACTACAAGTTGAAATAAGGAGTTCTTGATTCTTGAAAGACTTACTCAATTATTACTGTTGTTAGGTTAAGTTCTATGATGTAATATCTAACCCTTGACTATATATTAACACATACATTAAATATATGCAAGTGCTAATTACAAAAATTTACTAAACTTTATTATCTAACAGGTCTACCATATTTACTAGCTACA